GTGGCATCTGTAAAAGTTAAAGCCGCAGTTACAATATGAGACTGACCTGCATCTGTAGCACCATTAAGTGTAGTAGCGAGTACTGTAGTTTCGGTATTTTCTGCAATCAAATCTTGTCCAAGACAATACTTCAACCAGCGTGCGCTGTGCATAGCAACTTCAAAAGAGCCGCCTTCAGTGATAAACTTCCCCGGCACCTGTACGCTTGTATCACGACCAAGACCCACTACATGGAATCTTTTTAGGTCTACTTTAGTTTCAGGAAGTGTAATTGCATTTGCAATTCCTAAAAATTGGTCTATCTTACAAGACTCTGTAGCAGGTGTACCTGAAGTAGCCAATGTCATTGCTGTATCAATAGGTGGACTTTTGTAAGGCAGAATGTGTAAATGAATTGCGGCGGCAGATAATGTAGCGTCACCTGTTTGCATAGCAGGTGTGATTCGTATTTTAGTCGCATCTTCTGCTATTACATTTCCCACAATAGTAAAAACACCTGCGGTATCATTTGCATTTAGTGTAGAACCTGTATCAGTCCATTTAATTTGAGAGCCTACTAAGATATTTTTAGGAAATCTTAATCGGTGGCTATCGTCAAATAAAGCATCATTACTTTCACCTGAAAATTGGATTTCAGTAAAATCATTACCCGATGAAGTTGCAATAGCCATGTTAGCATCTGTACTTGCATTAATTATTAGTCCTGTTTCAGTAGCAAAAGATACTTCTGCTAAGTCACCCTTATACACTGTTGATGGCATGTTCTATTCACCTATGGTATCAATTCCGCAAGTATTACTACTTCTACTTGGAAGGTCATACGAAACAAAAACTTGCTTCGGTCACTCAAATCTGTCCGAGTTTTGAAAACTAATCGGTCAAAGTTAGTGCCGTCGCCTTTACGCTTCGTATGTATCAACCTCCGTATTTCATTTTCAAGAGCCTGTAAGTGTTTACGCCCCTTAGTGCTTCTCACATCAACAGTTATATTTATGCGTGTCGTAACGAAATCGTAAAACAATTCCGGTGCTTCTTCGTTATGCGCTGTCTCATAGCACAGAACATAGTCATGCTTCTGTAAATCAAGACGCTTACCGTGTTCTGCTGTTGTATCAGCAATATCTACGACTACAGGGCGATAATTACTGGTATTTGCTCTATTCCAGTTATCTTTGAATAATGCAATAACAGCATCAAGCCCTTCAGTCCATGTTGCTACCATGTTCAGCCCTCTACTGTTTCACCTTTTTTAATTAAGTCTTTGAAATCTATTGGAATAAAAAAACCATTTTCATACTTCATGTTGTATTTATCTAAATCGGGGTTAGAGCGCAACATGGCCCTGTCTGTAGCCTTTTGAATAGAAGCATTCTGCTGTTCAGTAGCCGGTTCTTTGGTATCATTTTTGATAGGATAGCCGTCTTGAATACTATAACCCATAGCACCTGCTTCAATCAATTGCATTCGTTCACGATATGCGGCGGGTTGAGTAGTAAATTGCTGACGAAACTGCTGTTGCATCTGCTTGTCTTTTTTGAATAACTCTTCTTGCATTCTAATATGAATATCTTCAGCCTGTTTTTTAAAATCACGCTCATTCATTCAAACACCACCATCTCAACATATTTTGGTAATGTTCTGTCTATTTCCGCTTGGTATAATTGTACCTTACTTGCAAGGTCAATGTTTTGTGTCCCTTCAGGAATAAGCACTGAACGGTCATCAGACATTAACAATTCAATTGCTACCATCTTTGTACAAACATCTTCAATAGCCTTTTCGACATATCTTTCACCATAAATATATGCTGTTTTAATAGCATTCCATTCAAAGAATGGATAGGAGTTGTTGAAGTAAATAATGCCCATTTCGTAGTCAATCCACCAGTCACGAAGGCGACCAACATCTCCACTACCACTACCACCCTGTAAATCTACTAAGAATGATTGTTGTGTAATAGCCCCTGTTATAGCACCTAAACTACCAGTTACAGCCACACATCCGGTAAAAGATGTGGCAGTTTTCCCCGTATAACGGAAAACATCTCCACTTGCATCTATTGCTACACCAGCGTTTACGAAGCCTGTAGTAGATGCAACATTGATTGTAGTAGAATCAAGGCTTGAAAAAGTAGTTGAATTAGTCTGTGTTTGGTCTATGTCAATATCGGAGGATGAAGTAACTATGCTACAAACCTCTCCTGCTTTAACAGGGCGCATAGAAGTCACCTTTACTACACCAGTACCATAATCACTGTTAGCAGAAGCAAAGAACTCATGATGCACCGATATATTAGTTGTAGAACTTGTACCCTTTTCTAATGTGAATGCAGGTGCAAACTCGGCTACTGTTTTCCCCACTCTATCCTCTTTATTAATTAGGTCTGCAAGGTTTTGAGCAACAGTGGTTGCTTCAAAATCATCTCTCCATTGATTAGTTCCTGTACCTTGTGCTAATGTAGCAACACTACCATTACCGGGTGACACATATATTCTTGAAGAGGCTAAATTAGATATATCATTAAACTTAATTCGTGCTTCAGCCGCAGCAATTTCACGATAATCGTCGCCTTGCCATAACTCAAGACGAAGAACTTGCTGTACATTACGGAATAAAAGAGGGGATGTACCTACATAGTCTGTATAGTACCGGCGACGGTACGGCTTGTAAGTATCGAAATTGATGTATTCTGCTGATACAAGATAAGGTCGCCAAGCATTGCGAGTCATATTGTCTATGCGGTCTTGCATCTTTAGAATTATATTGTCTACCTTATCCTTAGTTAAACCACGAGTTCTACCGTTGGTAAACGATGCATGATTTTGTATATAGCCGTTGTCAGCCACTTGATAATCAGCCAAAGTTAGAAGTTCAGCCTGTTTGTAAATTGTGAGTTTAACATGACCGCTTTTATCGCCGGTTCCTTTTCCTATAACGGTAATTTCCATATCATCAAAACCTAATGGGTCAGCATCGCTGTACACACGAACTTTGTCGCCTACACTAAAACCCACATCTCTGTATTCGTTTCCTGTGATGTAAATATGTTGGCTAACCCCACTAACACCATCATTATCAGCGTCAGCACTCATTAGTATAGCGTCTTGTGCGCTAATCTCAAGAAGGTCTGCAACCTTTTGGGCTGTAGTGTACACTATTCCATCAGGGTAAAGAGGCCGAGTTTCCGGCTCTCCGGGGCTGAATACCAATGGCACACTTTATTCCCCCTCACATATTTGCTGATGCACCTGATGTCGGTGTGCGACAGTTTAAACATGCACCATACTCAAAGTCACCTCTATCAAGTTGCTTCTTACACCCTTTACACTCATAATTCATGTCTCGTACATGTTTGTATCGTAACATTTCCAACTCTTCGGGTGAAAGCCCTCCTTCTGTACGATAATCTGATGTATGATTATCCATTGCTTCTCTTTGTCTTGCCAATGCTTCTTCTTCTTGAGAAGATATTTTCAACAAACTCCAAGCATCTCTAAATGCGGTTTGTCTTGATGTCTTAAAGTAATCAGGATGGTCAGCATCCATAGGTACATGTTGCCTTTTAGGTGCCTCTTCTTCTTCAGCCACATCTTCTTCTTGAGGTTTTAGACCCTGACGAAGATTGCCTTGCTCATCGAATACATCAGGAGTTTTAGGAGGGGTAGTGTGATAATCACTATTATCTCTCATGATATTATTAGATGTAAATGTTTCTTCCTCATCGTGTTCTTCTTCAGGTGCAAACTGACTGTCAATTGCCGCCGCTTCACCTTCAGGGTCAGGCTTGGATAATTTTTCTTCAAGTCTTTGACCTTCAAACGGTACTCTTTCACCTAAAAACTTGAGTCCATGCTCATCAGGATTTTCTAATGCCTGTCTCATAAGTGCTTCTCTTGCTTGAGTGAATTGCTCTCCTGAAGTATCACCGCCAGCCCCTCTTAATGCTTGTGCGGCTTTCTTGTTAGCCCACTGTTGAAGTTTTAATTCTTCACCTTGGTCTGTAAGTACTTTCTGTCTATGAGGTCTAATTGCTTTAATGAGTATTTTTCCCATAGTATTACATCCTTTTACTTTCATCTCGATGGCCTAAGTTATATTCCATTGGTTTATCACACGCACCGCATGTTGCTCTCCACATAAAATGTAGAAAACCACAGTCGGTGCATCTTGTACCTGCACCTATGTTTAGTATATCCCCTATATCACGGTTGCGTTGGCGTTGTTGTTGTGTAACACCCGCTAAAGGCTTGTCTGTGTTACTAACCACATCGCCACCGTACTGATAATCAGCCTTGGTGCCTTGCTTACCCCCTCTGACTACATCAGAGAGGTCTATGTTTCTAACATCGAATGCCATACCTACTCACCTCAAACTGTGTAGGTAAGTAAGAAATAATGATTACCAAGTGATGTAAATGGTTCTACGCTAATGAGTGCGGTTGTACTACCAGCCGATACACCAAGCGCACCAGTACCACCAGTGGCCCTAATGTCTGCTTGTATAAGCGCAGTTGCCGTTCCATCGGACATCATTTTAGGACTGTAGGGGCCGATTACTCGACTACCGTAGCCACTTAATACTGCCAAGGCTTATCACCTCAACGCTGTCCTAAAATCCACCAGCGACCATCTTGTGCATGTGCTACACTTGCCGCACCAAGATTACCATTTCCGAATACTACAAAATTGTTAGTTTCATCAATAGATACCGCTAGACTACCATTGTTTAGAGTAACTGCACTTTGGTCAGGGCCGAGTTTAAAGAGGAACTCATCATCTATCATATCTCCACCAGTCAAAACGCCACCGCCTATGGTAATGGAAGTTGCACTACCAATGGCAGTAATAACTCCAACTCTTTTACCAAGGTCTGTGTAGATTGTTTCTCCTACATTGAAATGTAATCGAGCATCTACAGTCTTGACTGTAACAGCAGTTGCTGCTGCTGCTAAACCAGCACCCATGTTAATTTGAACTCCGGTGTCGTATAGACTTGTTACATGACCACCTGCTGCAAAGACATTAGTTAGTAGTCCATCGAATGATACATCTGTACCACCATCAGTGAAAGTCCCAGTAAGCATGAGCATATCGCCCATTACATGTGTTCGTACATCTATTGTATTACTTGCTGCCATTATTGTTCATCTCCTAATTCTGTTATTGGATTTAAGTGCCCTGCCACGAGTGCAAGTGCCCCTGTCTTAGTGACATAGCCACTGCCTATATCTACATTGTTGTCTGCAAGCCATTGTAAAATGTCTCTTCGACTCCATGTAGGGTCAGGAATACCTTCACGACTATTGGAAGACACTACTTCCTCTTCACCGCTTATCTCAAAGTGTGATAGAGGAAGTGTGTGTCTCCACTCGTTTAACCATTCTTGGGTAACATCTACTACTTTCCCTCTTAACCAAGGGCCGATAGTGTCTGCTCTGCGCCTTTCATAGAAAGGCCCAAGAAATGTTACGGAAGGCACTTAAATCACCCTCAAGCACCGAGTAGTAGCACAGTAACCTGTACTACTTGATTTGCTGATTCGGAATCCAAGACAAGACAAGGTAATGCTCCACCTGTTGCGAGAGGTGCTACTGTTGCATCTGCACCTGCAAGACCTGTGTTAGTCATTGTGATTGTAATGTCCTTTGCTGCTGTTGCCGAAGCATAGCCGACTATTCCGAGAATCTTTGAAGCACCTGCTGAAAACAATAGAGGTTCTACTGTTGCCGCTTGAACCACATTTACTGTAAAAGTAACCATTCTAAGGCTACCGTTAGCGTCTGTGGTGTTAGTATTCTTTGCTTTGAATCCATCAAGTGCGCCCGGATAGGAACCTGCTGCTGCACCGCCGTCAAGCCACGCTGTTTCATCAACGGGTGTACCTTGACGCATATCGACATCTGCAAGGATGTCAACGAGTGTAAAATCACTGTCTGCTACTTTAATGCTAAGATTTTTTTCTGTTGTTGTTGTTGTTGCTACCATAATAAATCATCTCCTATTATTTTATCTCCAAATAACCTCACTTCAAGTCTCGGACTGAACCGTGACCTCCAAAGAAAGTAGTCCATAACTCTCCCATAGTGCGGTACATTCCTTCTTGTCCAAGGCGGTTGATAGCGAATGGGTCGCCAGTTTCAATACCGGACTCAAAGTACTGTGTTGGAATTGCTGTACTAAAGTATAGATAATCTGTGTCAAGGAAGTACATTCTGCTTAGTGTGTCAGTCTGTACATCCTTGGAAGGGATAATTGGTACACCGTTGTATGTTGCTACGATAAATCCAGCCTCAATACCCGGTACACCCTTAACACCGTTATAGGTAGGTGTGACTCTCTTCTCTTCCATGAATCTCTGTTGAGATTGTAGAAGTTGCTGTAGTCTCATCAAAGTGTCATATCCAGTTAGGATAACCTTTGGATTACCACCACGAGTCCAACACTTTTGGAACAGGTCGTCAAGGTGGTCAAGTGAGAGAACACGGTCAGTACCACTGTTCTCATTGTGTTCTGCCAAAGACCATGAGTTTGCGCTTCGGTCAATGGAGTACATATCTTCTGCTGAACCAGCAGCAGCACCAGTAGTTACACGGTCTAATGACTCAAAGTCATTTCCAGCAACAGTAGCCTTGTCTGTAGTTAGCATCTTGTTAATATGTTCAGCGTGGTGCTTACCCATTTCTTCCTTTAGGATAGCACGAATGTCGCCAAGTCCGTCATCCTTGTCAGCAAGGAACATTGCAGTTTCAGACATATCGAATGTGTGTACGATTGTCTTAGGTTTTGCAGCAATGTGCTGGAAGGTAGGCTTGGTTGTGTCCGGTAGGGTTGCGTTTTCTGCAACACCGCCACCAACAGTGAATGATGGGCGTGCGGTGATGACTCTCCAACCACTGCGTTCCCAAGGTCGCTTAGGTAGAATGGAGAATGCGTTAAACTCTTGGTTCAACTGACTCCATACTTTGCGCCCGTAAATTGCTTGATAAGTACCTGCTGTGGTACTCATCATAGGTGCGTCAGCCTTGAGTAATTCGCTACCGGAGTAGGAATAACCCATAGCGTTGCCAGCACCGTAGTAGTAGCGTTCCATGTCGTGAATGTTCCTGATATAATCTCTTGCCATTTTTCATCTCTCCTTTATGTTTCCTTATTCTCCCCTCATTGTTCTTGAAGCAAGGGCGTGGACTTCATCCCAACCCATGTTTGCCAAGTCCTGTGTGGAAGGAATCTCGATGTTAGATGCAGCAGACTTCTGTATTGCTACTCCGCCGCTACCTATGTTGTCTATTCGCTCGTTAAGAGTTTCAAGAGTCTTCATGATTTGTCCAAGTGGCTCTCGTGCATCGAATGCCGCTTTTTCTTGCTGTGCCTTTGCGATTTCTAATTCGCCGTTGAATCTGTTTGCAAAGTGTCCTTCAAGGTCAGTGCGGAATGATTGCTCTGTAGCCGCCGCTTTGTAAACTTCGTAAGCCGCCTCAATGTCGGCATCTGAAACATTTCCGTGGTTTAGGTAACCCTTAGCCATTGAAACTGGGCCAAGTGCCCCTGATGGAGTCTTGCCACCACTAGAAGTGATAGCATTGATAGCACCAGTAGATGGGCCACCGTTTTCCTGTCCACGGCCACGGACTTGACCACCAAAGTAGTCAGCACCGTCAACTGCGTCAGGGTTGTCAAAGCCACCAAGTTGTGCTTTTTCCATTTGGTCGAAGTGTAGTCTTGCCGCTTGTGTATCTACACCAGCAGACTTTAGAGTACCTTCCATCCAACTTAGATATTCAGAAGTAATAACATCGCTATATTCGTTTCCTTTCATATACATTTTATCATCACCATCATCTTTCTTTTCTTCTTTCTCTTCTTTAGGCTCTTCATCGCCTTTAGATTCTTTCTTATCAGCAATTGCTTCTTTTAGAGCAGGTGGCATTTCACCTTTTTCTAATTCATCAAGCCTCTTCTCAAGTCTATTCATTATATCTGCCATGTCTGTTTCTG